ACTTTCAGCGGCATATCGGTGATTTCCAGACAGTCGAAGTACTTCATCAGTTCCTCGTCCTTCAGATCGGGATATGCCAGTGCTTCTACGAGCAGCCTGCGGTTGACCTTCTCTGTGTCGGTTTCGATCCGGAATACAACCTGTCCACCCTGAACCACATAATTGCCTTTCTTGTCCTTCAGCGGAGCCTTGGTCTTATACATAGAGTGAATCTCTAAGATTTTATCATTATGGAGCTGGCGAACCTGTAATTTCACCACTTCTCCCTTCTCGTCTCTGATAGTATCCGGTCCGGGAATCTCGATAATTCTCTCTTCCTTTGCTTCCGGTCTCATGAAATACTTTAAATTCTTATCTGCCATACTGCATCCTCCATTCTGTTGCCCCTGTTGGCTTCTAATATGCCCTGCATTGCTCTTTATATTGGTTTACGTTCAAATAATCGTTTTCATGGTAAATACGCAAAATGAGGCACATACAGAAAGTACTTTCTCCCTGTATGTGCCGAGCATCTTACACTACAGCACGACCGCCAAATGTGATAGATTCTTTTACAACCTCTCCATCGGTGTCGATATCCATCAGCGGGATTTCACTGGTGATCACAGCTCCGGTTACAGTCACGGACTCGGATCCGACAGAAGCATAATAGTCGGAATCCGGATCTGATCTGACTCCCTGAATCGTGAATTCCGGCGTCAAACCGTCCTTGATGTACTTCTTGACAATTTGCTCGTATCTGTTGGTGGTCTTATATTCCTCCACAGTCACGGTGACATCGTATCCCACCCAGCGTCTATGAGTGCCTTTCTTTCCTGCGACCTTGTAACTGGCCACCTTGGGATTGAAACGGATCGTCATTTTTGACAGGTCCATAACTTCTTCTCCGTCAAGGTACGCTTTGCCTTCTGCAAGAGAAAGCGGTTTGATATTTTCAGACATTTCCTATACCTCCTATCTTGTAGATACAGAGAAGTATAACTTCTCGGCAGAATCAACAGCCTGCAGTCCGACATTGAAATAGGTCTCGTCACCGGCGGTCTTGGTGCGATCCACTTTGAAATCATTGTCAAGATCAACATTCTTAATTGCTCCCTGGTCCTCGTAGCTCTGGAGCAGCTTCCGGCCAAGACCTTCCATGACCTGAAAACCATCCTCGTTGTTGTCGAACGTGTTGGGAGGGAAGGTCGCCTTCAGATCGTCTGCAAAGCTGTCATATACACGGATTACTCTGTTCTTGGAATAATCTGATGTACGTTTCTTGGTGAATTTATGCAGACTGTTGATGTCATACTCCACAATAACCTCGTCGTCTTCGGATGCGGAGAAGAAAAATTCTCCGTCGTTGATGGCCTCAATGGCTTCCTCATTGGTCTTCAGACCGACAACGTGTGTTGCTCCTTCAACTACTACATAAGTGTTGGATGTAACCTTGTCTGCACCGGCAGTCACACCGGCAACCCACGCACACGCCTGTGCATTAGTCAGATCCCTGCCGTTCAATCCGTAGGAATTGGTTACATTGATGATGCCCTCGTAATCAGATTTAGCATCCGGGAGCACAATCTGAACATTCTTACCGCATTCCTCACGCAGATATTTTACCTTTGTGATTGCTGCGGTTTTCAGCGTCTCTTCCGTTACGGGGAGTGCCATGGTATTCCACTTGATCATTTCGGATGCATCCAAAAATGCTGTTACGGCAGAATTGGATACCGTGCCGTCTGCACCACCGGTCAACTTTGCAGAAGCGAATGCCATAAGCTTTGCCTCCGTGGATTCTGCTGTAAATACAACATAATTTCCAGAATTTGCGGCAATCAGGTCAGCAACAGTGGAAAGACCAGTGTATTCTTCCGCCACGTCTGCCTCCAGGTACACCTTTACTGCAAAGGTATCCTTACCTGCTTCTGCCACACACGCTACAGAGATATCATTACCTCTGGTACCGCCGTAAGCAGCCGTGAGTGTGATTCCCTCTGCAGTGGCAGTAGCCTTTGTTCCGGGATTGATCACATATACGACAACCGTGGTAGCTCCCTTGAAAGTTTCACGTACCAGCATCATGAAATCGTTGTCATCATAAACGCTGTGACCCAGCTTAGCCATTTCTGTATCCGGAGAAGCTGCTGTCAGCTTAATAGTCCCCTTATCGGGACCCCATCCAAGCCCGATCAGCGGAAGCAGTGCTGTACCTCTCTTGGATCCTTTTACGGTCTGCTTGCCTTCAGGTACGAAATTGATGTAAGTTCCGGGTCTTTTCTTGGAAATATTCACGTCAAAAGTTCCGCCCATGATTTACTTTACCTCCTTCTCTAACCATGTCTTGATATGTTCCTTTACCTCTGAGACGGTATAGTCACCGTCCGGGAGATCTGCTGTTGCTCCGGCAAACGTGCTGGACGTGACACCAAACAGCTTCACGCACGCTTTGCGGAGTTCCTCTTTTGCATACTTTGTTTCTTTTGCAATTTCCTTTGTAACTGCTTCTGTTTCGGATTCCTTTTTATTAGGCATCTTCTCCTCCTTCTCCATTCTCGGAATCAATAGGTGTACCATTGGCGAAGAAACGTCTTGCCAGAATGACGGCATCCTCTGCGTACCTTGTATAACGCTTCCAAGACACCTTCATTTCATATACGCCGGCATCCACTTTGGAGATCTCCGGCATATTGAGTTGGAAATGTTTTCCTGTCTGCTTTCCGTTTTCATCCACCAACGGAATCTTATTTCTTCTCTCTGTCATAGCCTGTAATACCAGTCCTGCCATCGCATATGCCTTCATGGACGATATATCCATGAATTTGATATACATAGTGAAGTTTGTAATATATGTGCTGACAGAATGAGCCTGCGTATCCTGCTCCGGTGTCGGGTAGAACACGCATGGAACAAGCAGATCTTCCGGTACCTCCTCGAAATACGGATGCACAGAAACTACACTGGCAACAAAATAATAGATTGCTGCAATTTCATACTCCAGCATTCCAGCACCTCCTCTGCTACAATCCAAAATATCTCTTTGACCACTCTTCCACCCTTGCATTCATGGATGTGGGAATAAACTTCTCAATATCTTCGATTGCATGGTCGAAATAGTGGCTTCCTTCAATAAACTTTTGTTTGAGCATCATTCCTGTCTTTGCTCCTGGGTCGTAGATGAACCTGTCGCCCTTCCAGTATCCCGGCACAAATCTGGTGTTCACTCCAGCTGGGTTCAGGTGATGCCCTTTGTTCACGTAGGATGCGTACTCTACATTCGTGCCGACTTCAATGGTCATGCCGTTATCCGAAATCGTGTACACATTACCGTCGGTGCTCTTTTGGAAACTGTTCAGGAGCAATCTGGTGTCTACAACTTTTCTCTTAATGATCTGATCCTGGACATATATCAGGAACTGATCGGCAATCCCTTCCATGAAAACAGCCAGTTCCTTCTGGAATTCGTTCTCTTTCCCGGCACGCCTGACTTTATCCATAAAATCATTGAACTCCGAAAAGTCCACTTTTACATGAGCCGCCATCACATTGCCCCCTTTACGGTTCCTTTTCTCTGTATCGTTACAATCATATGATGATCCCGGATATTTCTTGGGATTTCTGCCGTGTACTCAAGCCCATTTTCCAGATCTACGATTTTGTCGTTCACACGCACGTCTGTCCCGGCCGGAAGGTTCAGTTTTCCGGTCATCAGATATTCGTTCACATTCTCGGTCTGTTCCATGCTGCCGGTGTTGCGGACATTAAAATGGCAGGCAATTTCCGGTATATCCGGTTCTTCCGGATAGCAAAAATCTCCTGCCGTTATCCCATATCCAAGGTTCTTATCATTCTTTATCATGTGGTATATTGCGCATTTGTGGTTTAGAAGCTTTTCAAATGACATTGGCACCTCCTATAATCGTCTCATTTTCATGACCACCCTGCCCTTGTCCTCTATGACATAGGGCTTCAAAAGCGGACCAATATTCAAATTGTCAATGAGATCTACACCGGAATCCACCGTGTATGCATAGTCATCGAAAGTTTCCGAAGTCACATTTCCTGAGACCTGGGCTATGTGCTTCAAAGCATACGCCTCGGCCAGCAGTATGACCGCCATGCGCACTTCCTCCGGAATAGCGTCTCCATACGGATCCTGATCGAATTTGTTATGCGTGTAGAAAATAACATAACTCTCCGCTCCGGTAATATCGATCTTCAGCTGTGCATCCGTTCTTCCCTTTACCTTGTCAGAATCCGTATAGTCCCGTACCTCTTCCGGGCTCACCCATGGTCTGTTCATATGTGCCTCCTAATCCCAGTTCAGTGCAGAGAAATCTACAAGCCCCAGTGCCCCCTGGATCCGCTCGACATATTCATCATGCTTCTTGCAGCCGTCAAGGTTAATGCCTTTACGTTCTGCCAGCGCAATGAGCTCGTCGTTTCTCATTTTTGCAACTTTAGCTGCAGTCAAATCTTCCTCCGGTTCCTTATCCTCTTCCTGGTTCTCCGTCTCCACAGGAACATCTTCGGTTTCCTCGCTCTGTGGCATAAAAGACATTTCTTCCGCAACCACTGCCTGCAGTTCCGTGAAACGTCCGGTCTTAAGCAGTTTCTCCGCCAGCCCATCATCAACTTCAAAAGGCTTCTCCTTTACGCAGGAAAAGCCTCTGATGGAATAGGAAAGTCCCGTATTGAGTACTAATTTTTTCATAGGCTGCCTCCTTAGTTGAGGGAAGGAAGACCGTTAATGATCGCAGTAGCGTTAGGCTCCTCAATGATAGCATCGTAGTCCAGATGGCATACATAAAATCTCTTATCCTGCATGATAGCTTCCTTGCCCTCTACGGTCTTTCTGATCTTCATAGCGTAGGTATTAACTACTACGAGGTTCTTGGGATCCGTAAGGATGATCTTATCATCGCTCATGGAAGGGCAGGAAACGGTAGGAATATTCACGGGCTTGGTGTATACGTTCTCAGGCACGGCACCGCCCTTTTCAATCACCTGATTCATCAGGTACAGTTCCCATTCCTGCGCTCTCTTGGGAGACATTAACCAGCGCAGCTTGCCGTTGTTGTACTTATTAGGCATCATCTGCAGGGTCTTGTAGAAAATGTCAAGCTTCATGGCATTTTCTCCGGAAGCGTCATATACATGGCCACCGTTATTGATCTGCTTAACCCAACCATCGTTGAGCTTCAGGAAATCTACATCTGCGGCACTGCCGATCTCAATCACTTCGGCTGCATTCCACGCTCCTGCGCTGTGTGCTGCAATGTACTTGTACAGCATATCATCATGGGTAACAATGTCTCCAATAGCGTAAGGCTTGGATTCAACAAAAGCAGTAGACTTTGCTGCATTCTCGTCACCATTAAGATACAGGTCCTCCAGGTCAACACCCAGCTGAGAAGTCATAAGGTCGGTAATGATTGCTTCCAACTGCTGACCTTCGATGTTCTCGCGCAGGGTTTCCTCGGTGATCTCCCAAGGTAAACGTACAGCCTTGCAGGCGTACTCAATCACATTGGTATTTACACCAGCTCTGTATCCGTCGTCGGTATTCTCTACCTTGGCACGGAGAATTCTGGATGCGATACCGATCTT